TTTTATATAAATTTTCAAAAGTATAGCTTGCTGAAGAAAACGCCAACATTTTACTTGTATTTCCAAAAACTTCTCGGTCCTCTTCTTTCATTGACCCCTCTTGAATAAGCTTATCTTCTAACTCTCTTATCTCCATTCTTTCTTTAATGTTTTGCGGGGCTACAAGGAAAGGCATGAGCACATTTTTAATAATTTCTTCTGGTAAAAGTAAAAACTCGTCCAGTACTAGAACGTTTGCTCTGAATCCTCGAATCTTTTCTCCGTTTAATGGGATCGCTACAATGCTTCCTCCGTTAATATGCCATTCAAATTGATCGTTTCTCTTAGCTTTTGCTCCAAAGCATTGAGCTAGTAATTCTGCACCTGGGCTATTAACTATTTTTTCTAAATTATTGAAGATAAATCGCGCAGTTCTAAAGGTAGGGCCAGCAATTAAAATCTTTGTATTTGGTTCGAATACGCATTGAAGAAAACAAAATACTGCAGCAATAAAACTCTTACCACATCCTCGACCAAACACACACATATTAAAATTTCTATTAAAGAAAGCTTTAAGATGTATCTCTTGATACGGTGCAAGCTTAACTCCACTTATCAACTCTGTAGTAAAACCTATGTTTGCTCTTAGGAATTTAGCTAAAGATATTTTTGCTTCTTTATCGTTTAAAAAACCCTTAAGTAATGATAACTCAGCATTAACGTCTTTGATTTCTTTTATATACTTTTTTGGACACTCTATCATAAAAATTTTAAATCATAAGCTAGTTGTAAATCTATCTTTTTATAAAAACATTTAGAGCTAAAAATAGATTCCATAACTCTTTTCATTTCACTTTTACCATCTACAAAAAGAAATTGTAGATTGTCATACTCTTGTATAAGTTGTCTTACATTATGAAAGATATATTCTGGTGTTGCTTTTATTTTTTTACTAATATGAGGCAAATACTGAAAGCTTAGCGCATTTGTTAGCTTTTCTTCAATAATAACCACAAGATAAGCATTACTTTTTTGTGCTCTAATTATTTCGTTTGTAAATCTACCTAAATTTCCTATGCTTAACGTACTAATAAAATCACTAAGACTTTTTCGCTCAACATAGCAGTTGCAATTATTATTTGTACAAGAATAATCCCCAAAAGGTAGAGTAGTTATCTCAAAGGGCACATCAAATTTTAACCAATCCTGTTCTCTTGTGTCCACATAGATAGAATCTTCTCTTGTTAATTTGAATTTAAATTGATTTGTTATATTTTCTGGATGTATAAACTTATTAGTTAACCCAACGCTAGAGCAAAGATCATAATAGTTTTTGAAAATTTTATTATAGAATATAATAGAAGGACTCATAATGGTTCTTAGCTCTACTTGTGTTGGAGAATACACAATACCTTTTTCTTCTTTACGTTTGATTAATAATGATCTACAATATTCTTGAGCTTTCTCTATCGGCTGCTGTTTGAGCCATTTTTTCATATTGTTTTTGTCATTAAAGTCGCTATTGAAATATTGTTCTTTGTTTTTGAAGTTAATCGTCTCTCCAGAGAATAAATCTTTCTTTGGGTAGTAAGTATGATAGTATTTTTCTTTATTTAACCCGTAACCTCTCAAGGAAAGATGAAGACTCTTTTCGTCTGCAAACTCTTTACCGTCTATTTTACATATAACACTCATCCATTTAAAATCTCGTCTCTAGAGATTCCTAATATTTTACATTTTATTTCTTCCATAGATGAAAGACGGTCTATTTCTTTTTCTAAGCTCTTTTTTCTAAGATCTGCCATTTTAATTAATTTAGCTCTATTCTCTTCTTCTTTCCACATTTGCACAAGATTAATAATAGAGGCTGTTTCCTTAACTTGCTTGCTTAGTTTTTCACTTCTTTTAACTTTTAAGTCGTTGTTTAACTTTTGTTGTCTATTAACACAATCATTGTACTCTTTTCTAGCTGTGTTACTAGCTTCAACTAGAGCCATAGGAATTTTACCATCATCTTGTAATGATAAGTCTATTTGATTTTGTAACACGCTAATAGTTTGTTGAATACTAGAAGAGATTAGAACCTCTGTGCAAAGTACTATATATTGATCTACTTCTTCTTGAGTTAAATCGCCTTTATTATAAGTATATCTTACAAAACTACTCTCAAAAAGTTCACGATCACTTTCATTATCATAAAGATTAATTTGATGTATAAATCTATGAGTGTTCATATAGCTTATTACTGCGGTAACTTCTCTTTTTTGACCATGAGTTATTTTGGTTTTGTCTATTCCGTCTAAAACATATTTATTAATTTTTGCTATCATTCTTTCTTCGCTGCGTGGAGGTTTATAATCTCCAGTTGAGGCTTCTTCATTTTCGCTGTTGTTATATTTGATGTTTGTAGGTATGCTTTTCATGTACTCTAAAACACTCCTGCTCTCTTGGCAAAGATTTGTTAGAGTTTCATCTTTGAATAAGATTTTAGCCATTTCTAATCCAGTCATAGCATTGCAATTATTACTAATATACTCTTTTTGCTCATTAGATAAATCTAGTATACCTTTGGCTTCATATTCATGACTTTTTCTAGGTTTAATTTGTCTAGAAGCTAAAAATTGTTTAACCGCTTTGCCTTCTTTGCTTCTACCATCCAGATCTTCTCTATTAAAAGCAAGCTTAACTAGTTCGGCCAATGAAGGTGGATCATCTGCACGATCATTCCATTCTTTTAATAAAAGTAATTGTTGCTCTTCTGTTAATATTAAAATATCTTCGTTCATTATATATCTATTTCGCCAGAATATAAAAAAGTTTTGACTTTAGATATTATATTCTTTTTTATATTTTTTATTTGTTTGTATCCTGCAATTCTATTTTTTTCACTGGTCCTATATCCCATTAATTTGGCTGTTTGCTCTTCGTCTTTGTGGTCTATATATAAATGATTGTAGACTTTCCATTCTATTGGTTTGAGTGCGCTTTCCATTTTTTTATGAATATTTTTTGCAGCTTTTTCTATGTCTATGCTTTCATTTTTAATTTGATGAACTTCATTTAAATGACTTTCTATTGATAGCGGCAGCTTAGTATCGTGAGCACTCTTTTTAGATCTTGTCCAATTTGCATAAAGTGGACAATTTGAGCACTGGGTTACATATATGCGACAGCTATTTTCTCCATCTGCAGCTGCGCATCTTAAACAAGGCCGTGCGTAATTTGTATACGTGTTTCTTATTAGATTTTTAATTTGATTACTTATAATTCTATTAATCCATGGCGCTAATGGTTGGGAAGAGTTATATAAATGCCATTTTTTATATATATGAATCCTTAATATTTGAGAAACGTCATTAAAGTCCATCCATGAAACACTTTGGAGGTTCCACTTGTTTTTTCTTTTTAAAATTTCAATATCGATTTGATGTATATGGTCTTCGAAAAATAATTTTTTCTTTTCCATATCTTACTTCCAATTACTTCTTTACCCGAATAGAGGCTCCCTCTTTTAAGATACTTATAGCGGCTTTCTTCTTTTCAGCCTTTGACATTTTCTTGCTTTTTATTGTGAAATTTGGGTCTGAAGGTGTTTTAGGAGCATTTGATGTGCCAGCTAGGTCTTTAATCTTAACACCTCTTGGTTTAGACTCAATTATTTCACAGTCTAATTTTGATAATTGTGGAACATGATTAATTTCTTGGTCTTGGTGGTCGTCATCTTCATAATCATTTTCATGATTTTTATTTTTTAAAATTGGCTTTGCTAGAGTTACTTGATTTTGTGATTTATTTGCTAAACTATTAACAAAAGGCCGTGCGCATCCACTGCAAAATTTAGGTTTATTTAAGGAATATTCAGTTGGTGAGCCGCAATCAGAACAATAAATTTTTAACATATCTTATTATATGCTAAATAGAGAGTATATTCTAAATATTTAAATTACTAAAATCATATATCAATTAATAATAATTTATTGTCTATAATATATTGATCTAATTCTTCTTTTGTGTCTGATATAACCATTGTCTTAGGACAAGATGTATAACCAGAACATTGTAATGGTTCTATTAAAATGACTTTAGTATCAGCGTCATAAATCATCCACCAGTCTAATTCTGTGGTATGAACTTCATCTGGAAAGGGAATGACCTGTTCTGCATTTACATTTTGATTGGAATAAATTTTCATATTAATTTGTTGTTATTGTCCATCCTCTGGAAATAAGAGTGGCTTTGTCAGTTATGCCTTGATCTGTGGGGGCTGCATTCGTGCCTCCTAAATTTAAAATCCTGGTACCAGTTAATTTATTTGCTGCAACAAAAGTTGACAAGATTGTATTTACTGTGCTAGATGTGAAGAGATTATTCTGAGCTTGAAAATTCCCAAGCGTGTTAGAAACAACACCTCCATCAAATCCTGTGAGTCGGTTTGTGTAACAATAAAAAATTTGCAACTTGTTCAAGCCACTCAACACGGGAATTGATCCACTGAGTTGGTTTATATGGCAACGAAAATCTATCAAATTACTCAAGCTACTCAAACTAGGAATGAAGCCGCTGAGGTTGTTTGCTTGACAAGAAAAATATTGCAAATTGCTCAACCCATCCAAACTAGGAATTGATCCACTGAGTTGGTTTGTTTGACAAGCAAACGTTTGCAAGCTGCTTAATCCATCCAAATTGGGAATTGTTCCACTGAGTCTGTTTGTGTAACAACGAAAAGTTTGCAAATTGTTCAAGCCACTCAAGCTGGGAATGGGTCCTGTGAGCAGGTTGTCTTGGCAGGTAAAAGTTTGCAAACTGCTCAACCCAGTTAAAGTTGGAATTGTTCCTGTGAGTTGGTTTGTTTGACAAGAAAAAATTTGCAAACCGCTTAATGCATTCAAGCTGGGAATAGGTCCTCTGAGTTGGTTTGTATTGCAATAAAATTCTATTAAATAGGGTGACCCACTCAGAGTGGGAATTGTTCCTGAGAGTTGGTTTGTTTGGCACTGAAAAACTGTCAAATTATTCAGTCCACTCAAACTTGGAATTGCTCCGTTGAGTTTATTTTCATAGCAACGAAAATATCGCAAATTGCTCACCCCAGTTAAAGTTGGAATTGGTCCACTGAGTTGGTTTGTTTGACAAGCAAACGTTTGCAAGCTGCTTAATCCATCCAAATTGGGAATTGTTCCACTGAGTTTGTTTGTGTGGCAACCGAAGTTTGTCAAATTGCTTAACCCAATTAAACTTGGAATTGTTCCACTGAGTTTGTTTGTGTGGCAATAAAACTCTTGTAAATTGCTCAAACCACTCAAACTTGGAATAGTTCCAGAAACTGTATTTATTGAAAAATTAATCAGTCTTGTATTTGGATTATTTTCATACCCACTAATAGCTGTAATATCATTTTCTCTACAAGTAAAATCTGTTAAATTAGGAAAAGCAGAAAGATCTATGTTGCCACCAAGTTTGGGAGAACTTGTACCGCAATTTATATGAGAAATATTTGCTCCATTTTTTGAAATAACTGAAATCCCTAATCTTGTGATTCCAGAAAATGTATTATTTATATTAGTGTTACTCGATATATTTGCACTAATAACTCCACCCCAATCAATATCAACTTGACCACCAGTATATATAACATTAAAATTATTTATTGTCTTATTAGAGGGGTTATCGAATAAATTCCAAAGACTAGGGGGTGCTTGTGGACAAACTTTCGTAGCTGTATAAGGGGATGGCCATACAGCTTGCCAAGGAAATTGTGATACAGTTGATGATGTTGCAAGAGGAGTTCCAAGATTGGTATAAATCCATGGACTAGAAGTATTGGTTCTATATAATGTCTCATCAAAATAACTATAAAGATTTTCGTTGGTACGAGTTAAGACTCGCGGTCCAACAAACCATCCTACCATTAAAACTTTAGCATCATTATTAGCGCAGTCAGCAACGGTTGGATATTGAGAACTAGAATTTACAGATCCTACGTTAGTTATAGTAATGTTGCTAGGGCCAGAATCTTTTATTGGTTCATTTTGCTTGGCCAACAACATTAGAGTTGTACCAGATATATACCCCAAAGGAGCTGTGGGCTCAAATGAACCAATGTACTGATAAAAAAATTGATTATCATTAATTCTTAAATTGGTTATGTATCCTTTATAAGCAAAAGCTCCATTACCACTAGCAAGAGTGCCCGTATTAAAAAGATTACCAATTGTTATAACGCTATATTGAGTATCAGGTGGAGAATAATCAACAAAAGTTCTATCCAGAGTTCCATTAATGAAAATAGACAATGTGGATCCTCCATCATACGAAACAGCAACATGTGTCCATGCATTTAATTGTATTTCACTGTTTGAAGTAAAAAATCTAAACCCTTCGGCAGTATTTTTATACCGATAAAATGTCAATTTATTGTTGAATAATTGCAATGACCAGTTATTTCCGCCACCTTCAGTATCTCCAATAATTATATCTCCGTAATCAAGAGGGTCAGGATTTCCGTTAGCATCTAGGGTAGCAATTGTCTTTATTGATGTAGGTTTTATCCAAGCTTCTATGGTGAAAGGTTCGGCTGCTAAAATACTTATTACTTCGCTTCTTGGTAATTGTAAAAATTGACTTGGATCATTAAAGAGTAAGCTTCCAGGGCTGATTGCTTCTTTTCTTTTTGGATTTTTTGCGACAACTCCACGCCGAGTACTACCTAAACTTATAGAATGTCCGTTTTTAACAATCATATTTTATATTACACATTTAAATTACTTTAAACGAGTTTTAAATTTTAATCGTTGAGAAAATACAATTGTGATTCTAAAGAGCTATTTTTTGTTTCAAACTTAATTCTAAATTCGCCATATTGTCCATTTAAAAATTTTCTATCATTATTCAAATTTACCGAGTATATGCTTCCATTTACAGGAACTGTTACATTATTATTAACCATTTCAAAAATAATAACATCGTTCCAAGATATTCTAGCATAACAATCATTTTCTTGACCTGCTGTTGCTTCGTAAATTGGCTGAGTGTCCCAAGATAGCATAGGAAATATACTATGTCCAACTACATTTTTAAAACAAGTTTTATATTCAATAGCTTGGGCATTTCCAGATGCTGGAACATTTACGCCTATAGTTTCATTGCCATTATATGATCCATGAGATCCTCCGTCTAATGAGCCGCTAGTTACCCATTGGAAACTCTCATAATCCGTATACCAATTTTCTTTTCTACAATCTTTCCAGAATCCAGTTGGAGCACTTGTGCCTCTTTCCCAAGCAATAAACCTAGGGGTAGTATAGCTACTAGAATAAACGTAAACTTCGCCAGTATAATTTAAATCACTTAAACTTCCGCCGTCTCCAGCTGATACTGCTGATCCACTAGTTAAAATAAAATTAAAACTAGTATCAGAAGCACTTTCATCATCACCATATTTAACATAAAGTGGACTCATTCCTAAATTTTGAACAAAAAGTTCTTCTCTATCAGAATTAGCCCACATAACAATATCATTATTAGTAGCACCAACAACATCATTAGAAATCCAACTTCCACCTTTGTCTAGCACGCTAATATCTAACGCTTTATAGGAATCGGTTTTTGCATCGTATACTAAATTTATACGTTTCTCTGTTTTGTCTGTTGTGTTGATATTGGCCATAGTAAATACTATTACACATTAAATATAAAAATGATATATTATTTTATTTCTTCGAACTTCTCAATAATATAAGCTAATATGTCATTTCTCATGATATCGCTTGTGCCAAATTTAAAAGTTACAATGCCTTTGCTTGCGCTTTTTTCATCATCAAAGAGCTGATATATTCTCTCAAATCCGCTATTCTTGATATCTGATTGACGAATATCTCCAATAAATATCAATTTACTAAACTTACCCATTCTAGTACTAACTAATAAGAGATCATGAATACTTAAATTCTGCGCCTCGTCACAAATGATATAACTAGCATTTATACTGAGCCCTCTTAAGAAGCCTAATGGAAGCCCTTTGACTCTTTCTTGCTTTAATAATAGTTCTGCTTGTCCTTTTGGAAGAAGTTCATGGAGTTTGTCCATTAAAGGCTGTAAATATGGATCTAATTTTTCATGAAGATCACCTTTAAGAAATCCTAAGTTATGAGTGCTACTTTCCACAGGATTACGAATATAAAATATCTCTCCTACCTTCTTATTATTAATTGCATGAAGAGCACAATAAACGCTTAACAAGCTTTTGGCTGTTCCTGCTGGGCCTTTACAGAACATCATCTTAGTAGATTTATCCTGTAAGATTTGAATAAATTTCTTTTGATTTTCTGTCCAATTGAGATCCCTAATATTCAAGGGTTGTTGAATTTTATCTCTTTGAGGAACTACTGGTGACTTGTCCTCTTTTTGTTCTTTTCTATGTTTTCTCGACATGAGGTTTCCATAACAATTTACACCATATTTTAAATTAAGTGTAAATAAATTAACCGTGGCATACTTAAATGCAAATATTCCTCCAATTGAAGCTTTTGTGAGAGGGAATTATTTAAGAAATCAAGAAGATAGTTTTGATAAAAAATATAAATGTTTGATTTTCGGTGTTACTAGCTTACCTAGTCAAGTTCCTCTTTTTAATTTTCTTATGGAAGACGGAGGAATTTGGTGGCATGCTCCTATAAGTGCGTTCTGCTCTAAAGAAGATGCACCAGATATGGAATTAGATGAATTAGAATTATGGGATAGTTTTAGTTATCATATTTCTGTAACAACCTTTTACCTATTAGAAAATAAAATAGTTAAATATACTGGTCGAACTGGACAAGAGTATACTGGCCGTTATTTATTTACTTTTGATTGGGCTCACAGTGATTATAATGAATTAAATTTTGGATTTAGTCAAAGACCAGACCAACATAAAGCTGGTCATGTTATAAAACTGGACAATGGTAATTTCGCAATACAACCCAACAACAGAATGAAAGTATTCGATCCAAGCTTCGCAACTAAAACAAATGAATTATTGTTGCAAAGAAAAATAAACTCTCATATTTATACATCTGAAAATACCCCCAAATGGGTTACTGAAGATAGCGATAATTATGATTACAAAATACAGGAAATAAAATGAATAGAACCATAAAAATAACACAACAAAATATATTTGAAGGAGAGATGGCAAATCCTCAAAACTGTGCAATCGCTAGAGCAATAAAAAGAAATATGAAAGGTAAATTGATGAGTATCTCTGTGTTGCCTTCTCATGTAACATTAAACATAAACAATAAAATGTTCTTTGCTAAAATGCCAAAAGTTGGAGCATCTTTTATCAAAAGGTTTGATCATCGTAAAAGCACTAATCCTTTTGAATTAAATTTAAATTTTAAAAAAGGTTATTCTTTAGTCTAAATTACATTCTAAATTTGGGTCTGCTAAGTCTGAATTATGGGGTTTTTTTGTACCCCTTTTATACTGATGGTATATGTTTTTTACTATTTCCACTGGTTTTTCTATTATTTTTTCTGTAAATTTTTCTTCTATTTTAACTCCGTATTTTTTATTTGAAGCTATGTTATAAGCTAAAACTAAAGATATAGCTAACGGATCGAAAACTGAAACTATAAATAATATAAACCATTTTACTACTGTTTCTATTTTTACATTAAAAGCGTCTGCTATAAATTTATATGTGCCTATATCCGACTTGCTTGATTGTTTTTGTAAGTTTATAAGAGAGTTATCTATAAGATTAATATCGTTCAATAAATTATTATTAATAGTATTGATTTTTTCTATATTAGATTCTAATGAAGAAATATTAGATTGCATACCTTCTAGAGATTTAGATTTTAATTCTACTGATTTCTTATCTATTACTTTTTCTTGGCTATCTTTGCCAAATAAACCCCCAGATTTATTTATAGTTGTGGTTGTGGATTGATCTAATACTTTAGTGAGATTATTTTCTTGGTTTTTGCGGGTTTCTGTTAAGGTTTGGACTCTTTCGTTATTAGAAGCTATTTGAGAGTTTAATGAGGTCTTTTTATTCTCTAGCAGAGTTATCTCCGACTGGATTGAATCTAAATCGCTTTTTGTTGAATAGAACGCTTGACTTAGAAAACCAAATACACCAAGACTGGTTATTCCCATTAACACAAAAATTGCACTAGTTAAGTAAATTTTTAATAATTTATTAATTTTATTCCAATATCTATAAAGGAAGCTGGTAGCCATTATCTTACCAAACTCTAAACTGCTTGCCATTAATATCGTAGCCCAAAAGCTTCCAGAGAATAATAATCCTATCCCTTTCACAGAAAAAAAGGCGCCACAGCCAGCTACAAAAATAGCACTTAAACCTAATAGTATATTAAAACATATCATGTTCTACATAATTTACACGAACACTAAGATGTTTCTTATATATTTTATAAATAGATTTTAATTTTGCGTTATTTCTGAATTTAATACCTTTAACATCTTTTAATAAAACATCTACTCTCTTGTTGCTAATAACAGGGGCTATTTTAATAATAGAATATTCATTCACTTGATCTTCTGGTCTATTAACATTATACAACCATAATACAAACTTAATTGAAAAATATGTTAACACAACGTATGTAATAAATGATATCATTAATTAATATTTTCTGCTATTTCATTTACATGGTCTTTGACTAGGTTATATATTCTAATTTCCTCTGGGTTAGCTCTTCTTTGTACCTTGAGCAGATCATGAAATTTATATTCTTTTAATTGGTGGTGTTTAAAACGGTAGATTGGTCTAGTTGAAAATGGCTCTTGTGAGTGTCTTATGTATCTAAATGGTAAATCTTCGCCTTTTATTTTATAGAGCACTCCTAATTCGATTTTAATCTCTTTACGCTCTGAAAAGGTTCCATCAATAAATTCTAAAATTTTCTTTAGCATGATTAAATTCATGCTCTTATATTATATTGAATATGTATGTTTGTCAAATATAAACTGTCCAAATGCTATTAAATTCTTCTTCTTTTAGGTGATATACTCTACCATTTTGAGGCTCTAAAAACATCATCCCTACATTATCTGATCCATCGTCTTTTTTACCGTCATCTGTATATATTATATTAATCGCATGGCCTCCAGCTGTGCCATTCTCTGCGCGGCTATTTGCCATATAGTTAATAACTCCAACAGCTATGCCCTCTGCATCATGTTGTAAATTTTGATAATAATATCCGCAACTGAACAGCTTAAAAGCGTCTGCAAAGTTGTCACAATCCCATTTGTGTGTCCATTTAGTTAATTTTAAAGATTTTAACCACCAAACATATGCTGGATATATAAGGTTAGTTATTGTTTCTCTTGTTGGGCAAAAGTAATCTTTGTCTGAGATAACAAAATTTCTTGGTCTAATACTTCTTTGTTGCCATGGCTCTGCTATCTTTTGAACTGGGATGATCATATTTTTTATTACACTATATTATCTGCTTTTCCAATTATTACCTATACCTAATCCATTTTGTTCGGCCAGGGGACAAATATAAACCTTGGGCGCTGGTAATTTTGATGGTTTTTTATCAACGATTTTTGTTTGCTCCTTTTGGTTACTTATAATTTGTGTTTTATTGTTTTTATAGTGAGATAAGAAGTAAAGTAAGCTGCCTACTACAACTGTTAATGATAGTGTTTTTAAATTTAATTTCATAGTACTTATTACACAGTAGTATAGTTTTTTTATTATATATATAAAAAGGGTTATAAAAATAAATAGCCCCGAGGATTTTTTTACTTTGAGAAGATACTTTCTTGCTTTGAATTTAAATAGATTTTAAAAAGGGGTAGGGGTATAGTATAAGATATATATTATCTTTATATATAGAGTAATGGTTTTATTATTATGGGGAGAATGAATTTGCTCCCCCCACGTCTCTTTCTCATAGAAAGCGGATTCGATGTTTTCAAAAATGGGTAGGGTATAATTTCACTGCAATATAAGGTCTTCTGAATCTATTAAGGGGTAGGGGGTATATGCCTATACCTAAGTCGTTACCTATCAATGAAATTTAACTTGAAAATATCTCTTGTGCCTTTGCTATAATATGATAGACTACTCTTATATGAAAAACAAATTGAGCAAGTTCGAAACCCTCCTAGCTAACCTTGAAAAAGCCTCTGCGAATCACGCTAAGGCTTGCGAGTCTTTCCTCAAAGTCTCTGAGGCGTATTCCTCTAAGCGTGAGGAGATGCTGAAAATCTATGAGCCTAGCGATCTCAGCCACGCTTGCGAGTAAGTAACATGAACCAAATAGAAATCATCCTCACCCTTACCATCGTAACCATTCTTATCGGGATCTACGCTATGGTAACAGCCCAAAAATAAATCATTGACACAACCAATCGAAAAGGATAATATAACCACTATGAAAAACCAACTGAACATCACTAAACAATCATTCGGCGATACAACCG